CATGCGCCGTGGGTGGCTGGTTCGCTTCTTTGAAGATCATGTCGAAGATGTGTTTTCTTGCACTTTGTGTGGGTTTCTTGCTCTCACCTCCTGACTGGATAGCGGTAGCGAACCCCCACTCCAGGGCCTCGGTTGGGGAAATCCACGTCTCCTTGTCCATCATCTCTGCCAGCTCTTCCTCAGAGAGGTTCACATGCTCCAAATAAATCTGCATACCGAGCTCGTTGAGTTTCTTAGCACCCTCGGCCTCACTTTGGAGCTTTTTGTAGTCACCAGCGGCGAAGGTTTGGACGTTGTGAATCCAAAGCGCCGAAGTATCCAACATAACGCGCTCGTCTCCAGCCATAAAAATCAGACTTGCTGCAGAGCAGGCAAAGCCTTCACAGACGGTCCTGATTTTGGCCTTATGGCGCTTTAGAGCGTTATGGATGGCCCAGGCTTCGCTGATGAATCCGCCGTAGCTGTTGATGTAGACGTTAATTAGGTCAACATCCAACTGGTCCAGCTGCTGTACCAGTTCATGGCCGCTCACGTCAGATTCAAGCCACTTCCAATCCTCAGTCACTATGTCTCCGTAGATATAAAGAGCCGCCTCTCTATCTTGGGTAGCCAACTGCCAATATCTTCTCATCGAGTCACCCCTTTCGTTAAACGTTCTATCTATGGCTAACGATTCAATTCTGCTCACCCCCTTCACCATCGATAACAGTCTCAATGGGTTGGTAGTTCTTAGTGATGAATCTCTGCTGGCCAACCTCACCGCCAATGGGCTCCATGCCCAAGTACTTCAGGCAGTCATCGATGGTGTAAGCGCCGATGCGGAGCAGCACGTCAAGCGCATTGGCAACGTCTTTGATGTCCACCGCTCGGATGTGCGTAGTGTCCACCTTGACGTAGCTGCGCTTCTTGAAATCCCTCTTTCCGTACATCTTGCGATTAATTTCATCGCCGATCATGTCGGCCAGCGGGTTGATGCAGAACGTCAGGAAGTTCTTCATGGCCTCGTGGGTGTCAGCCACGTTCCCTTTCAGTAGCTGCGGCGGCACTTGGAAAGCTACAGCCGTGAAATCGAAGACATCGTTGATGAACTCCCGAATGTCCCGGCCCTCAACAGACCCCCTGGCCGTCGGACCGGTGGTCTCCAGCTCCTGCCACTTGGCCCCACCTGTCAAAGGAAGAACTGCATCATCGTCGTGCTGGAAGAACGTTTTGAAGCGGTTTTCCAGCAGGTCTTTCAGCTCGGCTTGTGCCTCCTCCGTCTGAGGGTAATTGGTGCCCAGCTCTAGGAACCCCCGCTTGGAGCTATTTCTGCGATAGCGCCTCTGCGCGGCAGCAATGAGCTTGCTGTAAGAGTTGTAAAGGCCCTCAATGACTTGCTGCGCCCTTTCGTTGTGCATCCGCAGGTGCAGCACTTCACTTTCCCGCCGCCTCAAAGGCTCCTTCAGCTCTCCCAACTGTATCTCAGTGTAGAGGTTTTCAACGAATGTACCCGGAACGACATTCCAGGAATCGGCCAGGTGCAGGTAATTGTCAGCCATGATGATTAGGGCCTCGTTCCTTGTGACAGTCCTGTACACCGCGTCTCGCCAGAAGTCGCTGGCGTTCTGGTTGGGATTGGGCTCAATATTGAGCAGATAGTACATGTCTTCCCGGACCTCTTCGCCCTTCAGGAAGGTTCTGAACTCAGCCCGGGCCAGAGTCTTGGCGATCAGATTAGCACAGGCTTGGACGGCCAGCTCCTTATAGTAGACCTCTGTGGCAAGTCTGGCCACCACAGCACTCAAACTCAGCGTGCCTTCCTTGCCAAACAAATCTAGGAACCACTGTCGAATTCCCACACCGCAATCCCTCCTTTCTAGTATGTGTAAACGCCGAGTGACAGGAACTTGAAATCGCCCGGGTCTTTCAGCTCACTGTCTTTCGACAGCGCATGTATCAAAGCAAAGAACCCGTCAGTCTTTCGGGTTCTTGGCTCAATCTTGTGATAGGTTGTATTCCCTTTGCCATCCAGCACCTGGCAGGTGTTGCTGACATACCAGCGCATAGTGGGGTTATCGCCAAAGACTATGGATTCTTCGGCAAACATTGTCGTAACCAATGGTGCTATCTTCGCATGAGTGGGAGGGCCCGCCGGGACAATGGTGAGCGGCAAACCTGCCTTGTGAAATGCGTCTCTCACTATCTCTGCCCGGTATCGGTCTGCCACGATGTCAATGATATGGTACTTCCGGGCCTGCTCAATGAACCAGTTGGCGATGTGCTCCGGCGTGATAATGTCGCCATGGACAATCGTGATCAACCCCTGCTGCGCCATCTCCTCTACTGGAAACTTGATTTTCCTGCTCTCCATCTTGAGCGCCAGGTGGCAGACAAAGGTGTGCTCTATCCAGTAACGCTTGCCCTTGTACTTGAAGAGCAAACCGCAGGAAGCAAAGTCGTTAATCTGGGCATAGTCAAAGGCCCCAATACAGGTTTGACCTTTCAACTTGTCCCAAGGAATCGGCTGGTTGGTAGCCACGACCTTTTCCCATGGGGCCACAACGGTGTAAGAATCCACCGCCGGGCGGTTCATGCGCTTGGTCATGAACTCGCTGGCCATGGACGGCTGGTGCTTCGCCAGTTCATACTCCTGCTCCATCTGAAACTTGAGTGTCGGGAAGTACGGCAGCGAAGGGTTGGCCTTCACCCACATGGCCGGGTCATCCCGCTCCTCCTCCTCGTCAATCTCATAGATGAGAGGGAGGAACCGCAGATTCGTGATCTCCCCTGACAGCACCTTATCCGACAGCTCCAGGAGCTCATCCAGAACACCACCGCGGACGTAGCCATTGGTGGTGATGTAGAAAATCCGGGAATGCTCTCGCTTTCCGAATCCGCTTCGGAACACGTTGATAAGGTCCCAGTTCTCATACTCATGAACCTCATCAAACACCAGACAGGCAGAGCGGCGGCCGTCCTTAGTCTTAGAGTTGGAAGTGTTGTACTTGATGTAGCTGTTGGTCTTGAGGTTCACAATCATCTGCTTGGTTTTGTAGAAGAACCTCTTGGACTTGGCCCAGGTCAGCTCCAGCACCTCGTAGATGTCATTGAAGGAAGTCATGGCCTGTTCCTGGCTGTTGGCGATGATGTCGATGTTGTAACCCCGGATTCCGTGGTAGTGCGTAGTCAGATACCAGGTCAATCCTGAGATGAATTTGTTTTTCCCGTTGCCCCGGCCCACTAGGATGAAGAACTCTGTGAATACCAGCGTACCGTCTTCATGGTAGGCGTGAACAAGGGCAATGATAAAGAGCTCCCAAGGCACCAACTTAATCTCGAAATACTTCTCGATAAGTTCAACGGCCTTCTTCGTCTTCTCCTCATCGATGCAAACGCCTGGCACATCCAGCTTGGATCTGATGTAAGGCATAGCCTTCCGGAGCCGCCTAGAGGCCGGTATCTCGCCACTCTCGATAGCCTCCATGTACTCATCGATATACAGCCTACATCTCCTCGTCGTCATCCGAACCAGCCTCGAAGTTTGCAGCCCTCAATCCCAGTTCCTTTAGCAGCTCCAGCATCTGTTTGTTTACCTTGACAAGGTTTCCCACGCTGTCGTTCTTCTTGAAACCCCATTGGTTCTGGCCGTTCTGGTACTTCGTCATTACCCCGCGCTTCTTGATGTCCTCAATCAGCGCATTTTTGGTGTCCCACAGGGCCATGTAGTCCTCGATGAGGTCAAGGTAATGCTGGCCGTACACCCCTTGACGCTCCAATTGGTCTGTCAAGTCCTGTCTGATTTGCTCTCGAATTTGACTCTTTTTCGCTCTGGCCACACCACCTCACCCCCTATAGTGACCACGCCTCACATGAAACGGCGTAAAATCTGTATTGGCAGGCCCCCTCGCCGGTCCCCCGAACGCCTTGCAAGTCGATTTTCCAGACCGGGGGGTAGCTGGGCTTACCACCTCTCTGGGAATCGCTCGGCCAGCTTGTTCCGCTTAGGCTCCATGATTCGATGGATGAAGCGCTCTGGATGCTCACGGTTATGACACGCAGCGCACACACTCAAGAGATTATCATCATCGAGCGCCAGGTCCGGCCTGTCCTTCAGGTGAATTATGTGGTGCACCGTTGTGGCCGGAGCGAACCCACCCTCCTCTTTGCAAACCTGGCACTCGTAGTTATCCCGTTCAAGAATCTTCAGACGCTTCTTCTCCCAGGTGGTACTCTTGTAGAACTTCCCTTCCTCAATGAGCTTGAGAACCTGCTTGAGAGAAAGAGTCACACAGGTGCTCACCTCCCGCTTGTGTACCGCTGTTGCTGCAGCGGGATATGGCTGGATCACCTCCTGCAACCGCTGTGTAGCCCTTCATAATAC